TTCAATCCCAATTCCTTTTCCAATTTCGTAATCCTTTCAATTAAGCATTCGTTTTCAAGGCGAAGCAAATATTCCTGACCCATTAAATATTGATTCTTTGACATAATGTTTGTTTTAAAAAGCCGCCCAAAGTTCCCCAAATTACTATCTTTGTTTTTTTAATATTAAAAAATGCTTCAGGCGGCGTAAGTTTAAATTCGGTTTAATTTATCCTGTTCAATTTGATTGTCTGCATCTTCTTCGTCTTCGTCTTCTTCTTCCCAATCGCAATGTTCTAAGCAATCCGGGCAAATGTCAATTTCAGGGTAATTGGTGTGCGAACCGCAGCAAGTTGAGTATGGCATAATATTATTTTTTTATTCAAAAACTTCGTATTCTTCAAGGTTATTGGTTAATTCTTTGTAATATCTTTTAACGATTGCGTCCCAATTAAATAAATAAGCGCTTTCGTGCATTTGTTGCTGAATAAAAATATATTCAAGGTCGTGACAAAAGTCATTGTGCCACCTTTTTACAATATTGCCTAAATTGTCAACGCTTTCCATTTCAATACTAACCTTCATTGTCACTTTTGGCTTCATAGGTTTTCAATTAAAGCGGTTAACAATAAAGCTGCGCCCATAATAATAAAGAACCAAACCATACCCAAAGAATCTTTGGTGTATTGCTTTTGCATTGCTGCATAATGTTCTAATTGTTTGTCTTCTTTCGTTTTTAGTCTGTTTGCCATTGTATAAGTTTTAAAATGTGCGTTGGTCAGTCGCACCCCTGCGGGGGATAGGTTATTAATTTAATTTACTTTCTGCCCATTTAAACGCTTTCTTAAATGTACTAAAATCTTTTGATTGTAATACTTGTTGTTGACCTGCATAAATTTCAACATACATTGCAATAAATGAAGTCATATTTTTTTTAATGTTTACTGCTTTTGAACCTGTTTGATTAATTAAAGTTGTCATTGTCGTTTGTTTTATTGTTTCCACAAATATAACACAGGTTTTATACAACTTCCAAACATTTTGCAAAGTTTTTTCTAAAAATGTGACGAACGGTAAATAATAAGGATAAACGGTTTATCGGTCATAAAAGAACCGATTCTCGGTCATAAACGGGTCATAATTGATTGATAAATGAACCGATTATGATTGATTAAGCGAATGCGTAACGCCCTGAACCTCGTTTGATATTATGGTTTTGCCACGCTAAAGCCAAAGCCATTACGGTATCGTCGTGGAATCCTGAAGGCGCTGAATACCTTACGCCGTGTGAAGTAAACTGATATTCAAATACGTCTAATTCGTCCACAATAACCCCTTCAGGGAATCCGATTCGTCCCTGTTGGATAGCGGACGCCAAACCTTCCATTAACTGTTGTTTGGATTGACTTGTAAATTTCAGACCTTCAATGTTTACCCCTTCGCGAAGCAAGTCTTCAAGTATCGGGTCGCCAACCCCTGTTGAATCCACCACAATTGGCGCAGGTGGCAACCTTTTAATTGTTTCTTTAGTGTTATGCCAATCCATTTGGAAGCGGTCAAAATACGCCACGTTTCCGTCCTTATCCAAACCAATAATAACTGTATAATCCACAGACTTTGCAAGGTCAATGCCATAACAAACAATCGGTTGCGCTGAAATAGGTTTGACGCAGCGTTTAATAAATGCGTTACCAAACGGGTTTGCGCTATTTTCGGACGGGTTCGCCATATATTCCTGTTCAAATACAACTTCAGGTAATTGAATTCGTGCTTCGTCTATTTCGCGCGGGTTAATATGCGGGTTGTCGTACGTGCTAAATTTAAAGCTTTGCCAATCGTTTTCGCCCTGTTTCATAAACAAGGAATAAAAGAAGTTTTTGCCACGTGGCGTTGAAAGGAATACCGCCTTACCTTCGTAGTCGGTCAGCGTCGGTCGTATGCTATTATTCCAACCGTCTTCAAGGTCAGCAATAAATGCGGCTTCGTCCACAATAACCAAATGGAACTTACGACCGCGCAAGTTGTCTAAACGTTCCCCTGTAAAAAATTCAATTGACCCTTCGTTGGGACAATAGATTTTAAGCTTTGAAATGTTGCTTTTAAATGGAAGTACCTTCGCCAATCGTTCAAAGAATACTTGCGCCAATCCGTATGTTGGTGTAATATATGCAACCTGTCCGCCTTTTAATGCTTCTTTTATTATTAGTATTTGCGACAATTCAGACTTACCAAAACGACGTCCGCACATAACGACAATAAAACGCTTATCGGCGTTTAATATCTTTTCCTGATTCGCGTGTGGTGTTGGAAGTTCTATGCGCATTATAGTTTATTTGTTTTGGTTTAAATAATCATCTATATAATGTTCAATACCTGTTTTTTGTTTTAGTCTTTTATAAAATTTATTAAACCTATTATGTTTCCCCCTGTCGTTATATGATTTTGCAAAGCACCAAAAATTAACTAAAAACTTTTGTTCACAAAGTATTTTATTTAGTTGTTTCATATTTTTATAATATTGTTTTGCCGTCAACAAAAACGACTTCAATTTTTGTGTCCTGTTGAACGTCAACCTGTTCTTTTGGTTTACCGTAAACACGTGACAATAAAGTGTCCATTGAATAAAGACTTCCATTATTCATTGACTTAACCATTGCTTTTGCAACTGTTAATTCAAGTACTGTCGCATCCGGGTTCTTTGTAACTGCTTCCAATTCTTTAGGTGTCATTGACATAAGCGCCTGAATTGAATCGTTTATTTCAGCTAATTTGTACCCCTGTTCTTTTAATAGGCTGATATACTTACGCGGTCGCCCGTTCGGGTTTGCCGTTTCGCCTTTCTGAAGAACCTTTAATGTCCCCCCGTGTTTTTGTTTCACTTCTTTTGCCATTGTAATACCTTTGTTTTACCTTCCCTGACCTTTGTACGCCTTTGGTCGTGGATTGTGTTTGTTATAACTCTTTTTCGCGTGTCCGCACTTCCTTTTTCCGAAATTAGTCTTTTGACTGTCCCCTTTAATCTTTGCCATTTAATGCCTTTTTATGCTTATCTTTTAAATATTCCAAATGTGTCTTTGTGTCCCCCATTACGACGTGACAATAACGGCAAAGCGCCATTAAATTTTCAATCCTGTCCTTTTCTTTAGTTCCCCCCATTCCCCTTGCTTCTATATGGTGTATGTCAACCGCCTTTTGCCCGCATACTTCGCAGGGAATAAAATCTTCTATTCCGTACCCAAAGTAATCCAAATAAATCTTAGTATAGTTTTTCATTAAATAGTACAAAGGTAAAAGCAACAAAAATCAATCCAATTGCAACTGAATTATGGAATTCGTTATTTTCGTCAACTGCTTCGCCTATGTTTACGCCTAACAATATGTTGCGCGGCAATAAATGAAACGAAAACCTAAAGTTGCCATATTGAATAAAGTATTCCATTATTGGTTGTCAATTTGTTTTAGTTTTCTTTGCGCCCATTCAATCCCTTCAGTCCCACCCCAAGCGTCCCACATTAATCCGCCACAACCTTCTTCGTATGGTACGTCCTTATTTTGTTGGTGTCGCTGAAAAGACGCCATTCGTGCAATCGTATCGCGTGAAATTGGTTCTTTATTTGCTAATTGGTTTGCCCTTGCTTTGCCAATAGGTGTACCGCATTCCCCCCAACCATTTGTTTCCGCCCATTTTAACGCATTCTTTGCGTTGTTTGTTGCTGCTTCAGGGTAATCGTTATATGAATCCACAAAAGCAAATTTTATCCCCTTTGCAGTCGTTTTTGAATTAATCAATTCTATTTCACGGGCGTTGTTGTCGTAATGTGTACCAATGCCGTAATGCTTAATCGTTTCCCATTTGTAAGAACCATTTGTAAATTTGACCCTACTTTTTGGAATTCCTAATTCTTCAGCAACTTTGTAAACTTCTTCGCTTGCGCTTTGTTGTCTTCGTGTAACTATGTAAACTGTTTTACCTTCTGCAATTAGTCTTTTTGCTAATTCTTTGCCGCGTTCTGTGTCCAATGTATCGTCAAAGTCAATTGAAACTTTATTTGTGTCGGCTGCGTAAGCACCTGAAGCCAATATTGCCGCCCAAACGCGGTTCGCCTTTTCTTCTGTATCATAAATACAAGCACCTGACCCAATTCTGTATTTCCCGTTTGAACATTTAATTACCGGCATTGCTAATTAGTTTATTATAAATAGCAAAACGGTGCTTGTTTACTTCGTGTAAGTTGAAGTTCTTATTGCAGTACTCGTATAACGCATTTCCGTAGCTTTTACGGGCATCCGGGTCTTTGGTTAACAACTTAATCCAATAATACCAATCCTTTTGGCTATTCACGTGGCAGGCAGGATAAAACCCCCTGTACGGGTGTACGTTGCTAACAATTGCCGGGTTCTTCTTTGCTGCGGTTTCAAGTACCTTTAAATTAGACTTCATTGAATTAAATTTGGAATCTATTAAGGGGATAAGTGAAATGTCCGAATCGCAATAAGCCGCCATATATGAAGTAACTTCGTTGTAATTGTATATTTTAGGGTTCAGTTTCAATCCGTTAGTAAATGCCGCAATCATTCCGTCCCAAATTGGCTTTTCAACTTCATTGTACCCGGCAATTACAGTTTTAACAGGGAAATTAATTCGCTTCATTGGATTGCGTAATATTTCCATATCTTTTCCGTGCGTTCCCGAACCTGACCAAAACAAACGAACAATGTCTGATTCTGTTTTGTAATCCTTAAATTGTTCTTCGCCGTATGGAATCGCATTTGGCAATATTTCAACATTCTGATTATATTGGTAAACTTCTTCAGCTAATCGTTCGTGCGTAACTGTACAAAGGTCGGCAATACTAATCCACGCCAATATCTGTTCTGTGACATTATTTAAAACATATCGTTCATAAAGTATATGCGAAGGGTCAAGTTTCCAATAATCGTCGTTGTCAACTACTAATTTAAAGCCATACTTTTTGCGCCATTCAGAAATTTGTTCGGGCGATATGTTTGCCAACATACGATTCATAACAACAATGTCATAATTCCCTTCAAAAGTTTCTTCGCTTACTGTGTCGGTCATTAAACAATAATCCTTCTTCATATTTACCAACGGCATCATAATCCTATGATAACCAACCCCACTTGTTTTGCTCGTAATTGCTAAAATGCGCATTTAATTTGTTTTTCATTATGATAAATTGGTTGGTATTTTTCCCAAACTGATTGCGCACGTGCTAAACTTTCGTCCTTCATACGTCTGTATTCTGTCCCGTTGCCAACGTCGTGTCCAATATGTTCTGACCTTAATTCAGGTAAATAATAATTAGTAAACCCGGCAATGGTTGCACGTTCTGCGTAATCCCTGTCCTGCATTCCGTACGGGTCATATTCTTTGTTATAACCGCCAATCGTGTCAATTAATTCCCTTGTTAAGAAGTTATTTCCAAAAGGTGTATGCGTTTTATGTATTCCGTCAACCAATGGCGGCAATTCTTCAACGCAATGTATGCCAATAATCCCTGTTTTTGACACACGTTTTGAAAACATAACCCAATTTGACAACCAATTGTCAGGAAGTAGTATATCATTTGCCAATATACAAACGCCGTCGTATTCCTGTGTTATAGATAAGCCGAAATTGACACCTGCGGCAATACCTCTTTTATGTAGTGACCAATTTGCAAAATGCCAATTATAATATTTTTGTATTTCGGAAAACTGTTCGTCGTCGCTTCCATTGTCAATAAGAAAACAATGCGCGTCGTGACCGCTATTGTAAAAATTCCTGTCAATAACCTGCTTTGTTAGGTCTGCCCTATTTTGGGTTAATAATATTACGGCTATATTCATTTATTCCAATTTTACGTGCGGGTACACCTGCATATTTTGTAAATTCTTCTGTTTGACCTTTTATAAAAGCACTTGCGCCAATCATACAACCGCGTTCAATAGTTGTAAATTGATGTAATACTGCATTTAAACCAATGTTTGAATATTCTTTTACAATTGAATGTCCCCCAATCTTTGCGCCGCAACTTATTGTCACATTATTCATAATCCAACAATCGTGTCCAATATGCGCGTGTTTCATTATAAAACAATCATTTGCAATAATAGTACGCGTTTCAGTACCTGCGTCAATCGTAACCAATCCTGTTATTATATTGTTATCGCCAATATAAACTTTTCCTTTTGGTTTATCCCAATGCTTTTTGTGTTCAGCCGGGTCGCCAATAATGCAATAAGCGCCAATATAATTGTTATCGCCTAAAATAACGTTGTCGCCAATTATGGCGGTTGGGTGTATAAAGTTTGCCATTATTTTTTTGGTTTACGTCCGCGTTTTTTTGGTTCAGGTTTTAAAGTAACTTCAATTCCTTCAGGTGTTTCTTTAATTTCAACCCTGTCTGAAATATCTTTTAATTTAGAAACGTCAATGTTTGCATAAAAATTGTTTTCTATTGGTAAACTTTTTGGTTGTTGCTCATACCATTTGTACAACCTCATAATCATTTCATACTTACAAGCACCACACCAAACAGACAATAAAAAATTAGGGTCTAAATATAACCTGTAAATATGTTCGTACATTTGAAGTTCCGCAAATTCAAGGTTGCGAATATAACCATTCTTTGCACTTTCATAATTACCAATATTGGCTTCCAACCAATTACGGTGTTCTTCTTTTATTTCCATAAATTCCAAATTAATTTTGATAAAATTGGCGCTATAAATCCGGCAATAAACATTGTTGACGTTATGTTTTGAATTAATTCAGGTGCGAAATAGTGTATTGGTGCAATCCACGCAGCCAAGCAACTTCCGCAATTAAATGGCTTGAAATTGATTTTCCATTTAAAGGGAAGGTTATGTATATCGTTAATAAATAGTGATGCACAGACGGCGGTTAAAATTGATAAAATCATTTACGTATGTTTGTTTTCATTAATTTTTTGGTTTTATTTATAGTTCTTACAATTGACATATAAGGAATCCCTGTTTTACGGCTTAATTCTTTTGCGTTCTTTTTAAAGTCAATCGCATAAAGCTTTAATATTTCCTTATTGTACCAATGTAAATCCTCTAAATTCCTTTCAAGTTTTTCAAACAATTCTGTCGGTTCTTCATTTAATCGTGTCAATTCCCTGTTTACTTCATTTCCTACAAACTCCGTGTAATTCCTGTAATTTTTAAAAAATGTACTTCTGTCGCTTTTAATCATATTTAACATAGTTCGCACAATGTAAAATTTTAATTCGTTTCTTTGGTACATTCCAAGCAACTTTAATTCGTCCATTTCACAAAGAACTAAAAAAACTTCAGCTTTCAAATCGTACTGCAATTCTTCAGGTTGCATTTTTCCAAAGGCGTCGTTGACTTCCTTTGAATCCCAATATTCGGCTAAAATTTCATTTTTGACCATTCAATTAAAGTTGGTTTATTATCCACTTCAGTACAAATATACACTATTCCACCACATTCGTAAATATCTTTTAACCTTTCTTTTTGTTCAACGCTTAATCGGTCGCCAATCTTTTTAACTTCAACCGCTACATAAACGCCTTTTTCTGTGTACCCTTGTAAGTCCGCCCAACCTTTTTGAATCGTCCCTTTACGCTTCCCAAATGGAATATTGTTTACCCTGTTCAACCTGTACCCAATGTATTCAAGGTTTGTTTTTGCCCACTTAGTAAGTTCGTTTGCTGAAATGTCCATATTTTTTCGTAAAATTCTTTTTTAAATTCAAGTCTATTTATTTTTGGTTCTACTTCAGTATAACAACCATAAAAGTCGGTAAAATTATCGGTATAACAATATTTAACTGTCCCGTAATGCGTATATTTAATTTGATAAATTTTCAAAATATTTAACTAAAGCTAATTTTTTACATTGTGTTTCAATAAAATCTTCATTTTTTATGTTTTTGCTAAATTGTTTTGCGTCTAAAGGGTGCATTTTATTCAATCTTTGCAAATTATCTTCGCGTACTACCTGTATTGTGTACAAAATTTCTTCAGGTGTAAAGTTTAACTTCTTCTGTTTCAATAGTATAGCAAATACTTTGTCAGCATTAAATACCTTGTTAAAATCCTCACGCTTACCATTTAACCATTCGTTTTTTGTAAATTCAACAATTTGTTCGTCTGTTAATTGCGGAACGGGCGGTTCAGGCGGCGGGGGGATATTTTTACGTACTTCGTTTGCTTTGGCTTTATAGGCATTCATTATTTGGGATATGTATTTAGGCGAAAACTTTTCAAAATGGTCTGTATTGCATTCAAAACGACCTTGTACCGCCATTTTAAAGGCTATTCTGAATTCATTTATTGTAAAATGCGGATAAGTTGTACGAATATAGTCTTCAATTATATCCAATTCCATTTTATCCGGCAACCTCGTTAAGCCAATTAAAGTGAAAATATAAGCCAATGTGCTTTTTAAATTATGCACGTCAACAATTGCTAATTTTTCGCCTTTAAAAGCTTCAATTATTGGTAAATCTTCTTTAGCTATTAACCCAATCGGATAATCCTTCCATTCGTTTG